TATTATTGTTGTATTGCGAGTAACGCTGCTCAGTTTGTAACCCATTACCTTGGTCACCACTAATAACTTCAAGAATACCCGCAGCGATAACAGGGTAATTAGAACCACTTGTTGCATCCGCGTTTGAATCTTGAGCGTAATAGCCTGTAGTTCTGTAGTTATTTAAATCCTGTGACCCAGCAATTTCAGAGCCTGACTTGAACACGTTGGTGTAGTCTGACGCAAGAAAGTACCCAGCACTCGCGTGGTCACCAATCTGTACAACAGCTTCAGTGCCATCGTCTTTCTTGATATAAACCTTGCCATCATGGGTATTGATAGCCATCTCGCCAAGCTCTAGCGAAGCAGTGGTAGGAACGGCCCCTGAAGTAGCAGACCGTTTTAACTTAATTGTTTGTGCCATATGGCTCTCCAGATTTGCGTATATACGCGGAGTTAAAGTTTATTAGAATGAACCGCCATCAACCACGCCAGTGTAAGCAGTTGACCAGTTGCTAGCGTGAAGCAGTTTATGAGTTACTCCACCACCTTCAGCAACATACCATGCGTCATTATCTTCACGCCATAAAAGGCCAGCATTAGTTAAATCGCCACGCTCTATTGAAATACCCGAAGACAAAGTAGCAAGGGGTGTTCCTGTCTGGTTTTTGTTAAGTACAATAGTTTCGTCTGCAATTTCCACAACAGTAGAGTTAACGGTAGTGGTAGTGCCTTCAACAATTAAGTCGCCAAGGATTGTTAAGGAGCCTGTTGCATCAGCGTGAGCAGCAGGGTCTATAACCATTGCAGCAGGGCCACGGATGTAACCGCTTGTTACAATGTTACCAACACCGCCAGCAAGATGAGTGTTAAGGTTAGCTAATGTGTAGTTATTAGCATTGGTTGCAACAGTGTCTAGCTTAGTACCATCTGTAGCAACATCACGACCATCTACTGTTCCTGATACTGCTAAGTCACCCGTTAGGACAGCACCACTTGTTTGTAAACGTAGCTTCTCTACAAACGGAGCACCATTGCCAGCTTCCTTAATAGAGAAAGACATATTAGAGCCGTAATTACCCGTACCCCAGTCTGCTCCTTGAGCTGCTTTTTGCTGAATATGCCCAGCCAATACACCACCAGTCTGGTCATCGGTGCCTCTAAACTCAAGCGTACCAATAACGTCATTGGCAAATACAGTAGTGTCAGTGCTTTTAATTGTTACTGTAGGGTTTGAGCTTGCGCTTACATCAACGCCGCCATACCGTAATTTTAGCTTCTCTTCAAAAGGCCCGCCAGTGCCGCCTGTCTTAATAGAGAAAACCATTTCAGAGTTATAAGAGCCAATACCCCAATCAGCAGAAGCAACCTGTTGGATGTTACCCGCTAGAACATTACCATTATCATCATCGCCTCTAAACTCAAACGTCCCTATAGGTTGATTAGCAACAATGGTAGTGTCAGTGTTTCTGACTGTTACTGTGGGGTTTACAGCGTTGTACAAAGCTAAGTTACCTGTCAGAGTACCTCCGGCCAAAGGCAAGTGACCTACCTGAGAATAAGTGTAAGCAGTATCCCATTGGGTATTGTTGTAGCTGGCAGGGGTAGCTACTAAGTAACCTTCTGTACTATGGTCACCCCAGCCTTCATGCTTTACTGTGAGGTCTGTGAAATACTTACCGCCAATAACATCAATGTCACCAGCAGTGCCGCCGGGTCTGCCTATGTATAACTTGCCAACAGTTCCAACATGCGAATAAGCAAGCTCACCGTTAGCAAGTGCGGTAGGTGCTGCGGTTGCTGTGCTTCTTTTTACTTGTATTGTTTGTGCCATTTCTATAATCCTTTAAAAGTTACCCGCGTCAATATGTTTGTTTTCCAACGTCTGTTGTTTTTCTAAAGTAACTACTGTCGAATCAATAGAAATAACATTTCCGATTATATCTATTCCTTCTCCATCAGTAAGTGCTCTTGTTGATGCAGCGGCGGCTGCGGCTTCTGCTGCTGAGGCGGCGGCAGCTTCTGCTTCTGCCTTAGCACTTGTTACATATACTCCAGATACGTCATCATAGTCTTTATAAAATCCAGTCATCTTTTACCTCTTTGGTAGTACTCCTAAAGACGACCCTGACCATTCAGCATCATCGGCCATCTTAGTGATTTCTGATGCTGCTCCTCTGAACTTAGCTTCCCACTGAGCTGCTTCTTCCGTGTTCTTTGTATATAAAGCTAACTCGACTAATGCGCCATATAAAAGCATATCACCACCGTGCTCAACAAACCAGTTAGTATCTGAATCTTCTACTAGGTTATCTGCTACATAATAATAATAAATATCAGCGGTAGTTACGGTGTCGTTGATAGGGGCAATTAAGAAATAGTTTTGTTTACGAGCAAAGTACTTAGGCCATCCTGTTGATTGCCTACCTGCTACAAAAGATAAGTCTTTACGCTCTAGGCTAACAGGCTTACCATTAGCATAGATAGTCAATGCTTTTGTTTCAAGGTAGTCAGCAGGTAAAGGCATCTTACCATTTGTTACAGTAATTGTTTGAAAGCCTTCAAGGACAGGAATACGAAGAACTCTGTTTGCCCTATCCTGAGCTATGTTTATAAACGCATCAATAACTGAATTAGCTATATCTGTTCTGTTTCCCCAGTCTTTAACTAAAGCTCTGAGTTCTCCTAAGTTATTCGCTGCCATTATATTCTTCCATGGTCTGTACGGAGTTTTAAGTAGCTACTATCGCGTAGCCGTGCCATCATCTTTGCCTTCAAAGAAGGGTCGTGAAACAACTGCTGCATAGAACAGTTCCATTCTTTGCACCAAGCATTAATTAAATTGAGGGGGATTGAGGCAACCTTACGTCCGAAGGTGTCTCTATCTGTGATGCGGTTGATATTGTTATTAGCTTCGTACTGATTACGATCAAAGATACTTGAATAGTCTTGAGTAGTGCCGAGGCTTATTGTCCCGTCATTGTTCTTAATTATATGGGTTTTAACGTCAGACATATCTACTCCTATTTATAAATAAAAGGCTGAGCTGCCTAATGAAAGACAACTCAGCCAACGTAGCTCCTACCGATTAAGCAACGGTAAGATCACGGATAGCACCAGAAGATGCTTCGTTGTTACACTTCAACGTGTACTCAGCTAAGAGTTGCTTCTGCTCGGAATCGCCGACCTTAGCAAGATCAATAGTCTGGAAGTCACGGTAAGTATCAACAGACCACATGTCAGGCTGAATAACCAAAACGGTATCAGTCTGCATGAAGCGGTTAGGTACTACAGTCAGCTCGCCATAATCAGAGACATAAACGTCTACAGCATTAACGATAGTCTTATCGCCAACGTCTTTGTAGCGAGTTGCGTTGCCAGTAAAGCCAGTGATAGCACGTTTCTGGAAAGCGTTAGCCATGATGATAGATGGAGAACCGCCACTTACCCAGCACTTCTCAACAACGTCTGTAAGCAGGTCTTCAGTCAATGCGCGATCAGTACCAGCAGTATAGATGTCACTACCATCGCCGCTAGAAGAAACACCACCAGCGCCTAAGTTATCGTTAGTAGCCAGCCATGAAGTAACAGAAGCCAACTGTCGAGCAGTACCACCAGCAGCGCCTGCTACCTTAGCCTGATCAACACCTACAAAAGCAACTTCCATGTCGCGCTTAAGCTCCATACCTTTCTTAGCAAGCTGATATGCCATCTCTGAAGCACGACCAGCTGAATCAGCAGCATCGTTAGATCCAGAAACAGAAACAGTCTTAGTAGAAATCTGAGTATAGTTACCAACGCGAGTAGTAGCAACACTGTCAGCAGCGGCAGCAGCAGCGCCTTCAGCAGCAAAGTTGTTAGCAGCAGCGGCCAGATCATCTACCTGCCACTCGTGGTAAGTACCCTTAGAAGAGCCTTTGCCAATGTTGGACATGAAGGGAGTTTCAGTTGGTGCAATGTTGTAAATAATATCTGCGAGGTCTTCGCGGATGCCAGTAGAACCATAAGTTTCAAATACGGGATTAGCCATTGTAATATTCCTTTAAAGTATAATTAAGAAGTTAGTGATAGAAGAGCAGATGCTGCGTCTTTCACTGAACCAGAGCGTTTTAGCTTTTGTCGTTGTTCCTTAACGGCGCGAGCCTTTCGTGTTTGTGCAGACGCTGGCGAAGACGCTTTAACTTTCTTCTTAATAATAGGCTGTCGCTTTTTCTTAACGGTAGCTTTCTTATTAACAAGTTCATCGTAAAGACGTGCTTTGTTCAACACTGCAATATCACGAGCGGTAACAATATTACTAAGGTCGGAGTCTGCATAACCCGCTTCCTTTGCATATTCGATAACGCTTTTCTGGAAGTCAGGAGATAACCACTCAGGTAATACCTGTGATAGTTTCTGCTGTTCCAGAGCTACGAGTTGATTACGCTGTTGTTGCTTCTGTTCTTCAGCTTGCTGTTGAGCTTGTTTAAAGCTCTGAATGTTCTGACGTAGATTAGCCTCTATGTCTTGAACCTTCAACTGCTGTCGTACATAGCCTACAGGGTCAGCGTCTTTGTCAATCGTAGCTAACAGTTCTTTGGACTTAGTAACCTCCGCCATTTGTTGAGTAGCGGCTAGTTCCATAAGTTGAAGATACTGCTGTCTTTCACTACTTAGGTTGGTCTTCAGATTCTCAAGTTCTTTAGACTCATCCTGTAGCTTCTGGACTCTCTTAGTGTAATTCTTTTCTAGTTGATAACCCTTCTTCAACTCTTCAAGGTTAACTTCATATTCCTCGCCGTCTACCTTAACAGTATGCAGCGTATCTTCTGTAGTCTCCTCTTGAGTCTCTGATTCATCATCTACTTCATCAGAATCCCCCACGTCTGAGTCACCATCTGCGTCATCCTCTACGCCTTCGGTGTCTTCCTCTTCTTCAGTTTCATCTTCAGAAGCGACCTCTTGAGTTTCCTCTTCGAGGATTTCTTGCTCTAGCACTTCTTCTTCAACTTGCTCCGGCTGGGAGGGCGTAAGAAGTTGGGCTACTGCGTTTTGAATACTTGTATTGTTATCGACATCCACTTGGGGTAGTCTCCTATTAAGTTAATTAAGTAATCTACGTATCTATTATAGCACACTTACAATCAAAAGTAAAGTACTATTTAATCTTTTGTTGATATTCATAGTTAGACACATAACCTTCTACTACATCTTTAAACATATCTATTGACTTTTGTAAGTACCATAGTTTATCACGTTCTTCGGATTCTTCGGCTACCTCCCATGCTGTTGCTATATTAACTTTAATATCCTTAATGACCTCACTTAAGAGGTCACCTCGGAGTAGCTCACGCGCTGCACTAGCTTTCTGTTCGTTAGTCAAGTTACATCTCACTCATTCGTAGTTTACTATCACCGATACCTACAGGGCGTTTCTGCTGTGCTTCAAGGCCAAGCTCTGCGGCTTCTTTCTTTTTCATCCACTCAAACTTCTCACGCTCAAACTTTAACCCTTCTAGTTTAAGCTGGAACTCAGCCTGCTTCATCTGAGCTTCTGCCTGCTGTGCCTGAGCTTGTACCTGTTTAAGATTAGCATCAGCTACATCTTTCTGTGCTTCTCCCTGAGCTGCTACCATCTCAGCAGACGGTTGTGTCTCAGGCGGCTGTACGTCACGAGGGTCACCAATAAACTGAGCTGAGTTCTTATAGCCAGCGTTTTGGATGAACTCTGTAGCTAAGGTATGTACATGCTCAGCATTAATAAGATAACCAAAGCGTGTCTCGCCAATACCACGTAGCATAGTTGAGATGTTGTTAAGATGCATCAACTGCTGGTCTTTGTTCTGGTTACCTAGACCTACAGTGACGGTCATGTCAAAGCGATCTTTCCAATCATAAGGGGTAACAGGTACAAAGCGACCACGTAGTTTTACAATGTCAACATCTGAATTGTTAGTACGGCTTAGTCGGTATAGTTGTAGGAACAATTCTTTAACACCTGTCTCTGCAAAGATGCGAGCAATAAGCTGAATCTTTTCTTGAGCAGCAGTCATTACCTGATTAACAGCAGTGGCTGCGGTGTTAGAAGTTAAGGCAGCAGCGTCAAGGCCCTGAGTCATACGAGACACACCAGCTCTGTCTTCTCTTTCTTTCTCTAGCTCATTAAGGAAAGGGAAGGTAGCGTTGCCTAGTTGTGGTACTGGTAGCTGTCGTACTGCACCCTGAACCTTCTCACGCACGATACCACCAATGCGATTGTCAATAAGATCCTGCAAGTTAACCTGATTCTCTACCGCTGCATAACGGCCAGCGTTTGACAATGCTAGGTTGTCAAGAGTATGTCTCCACATCTTGCTGCGTATCTCTTGAATGTCTTTAACCAAGTCAGCAATACTAACACCCGTGAACTTGTGAGGCATCATAATAGGTGACAAGTTAATGACAGGTATCTCGCCTATCTCTTCCTTCTCAAGTACCGCAGTACCTACCATATGGACTACAAAGAGTTTCATCTTCTCGTCTTCTTCGTCAAAGACTTTGATCCATGCCTTAACATACTCAACAACAGTGTCATTGCTAAAGTCATTAGGTTCTTCTACGTCTCCAAACCTAGCATCTTCTACTTGATTCTTAATTAAACTAGAGCCGTGACCTTCTGAGATGTCTTCACGACTAAAGCCATAATCAATTAGCGATCCAATACTAACGTCTTGTACTCTAGCAACAAAGTCTGAATCCTTAATGCTTTTGCTTCGCGCCTTAATCCTAAACTCAGAGGATGGGATACAGTCAACGATTGGACGACCCCTATTGTTAGTACGGCGAATAGTAACATCATAGAGATTGGGGTCTTCTTCGTTAACTTCTTTGTGTACAAGTTCTACTTCCTCTTCTTCTTCAAGAGCGTCAAGTTCAATCTGCTCAATAGCTGTAAAGTTTTGTATGTCACATATCTCATCCTGCGCCCAGCTTACTTCTACAAGACCATTCTTCATCAGAAGAGCATCTTTAAACCAAGTATATAAAACAGAGAAGCCGTCACATCGTTTATCAAAGACATAGTTCAGGTAGTCGGTAGCCTGCTGTGCTTCTGCTACATCGTCTGCGCCTGTAGGTTCAAACTCTACAAAGGTATCTCCAGATGCAAACACCTTCATCAGCGAAGGCATGATACCCTCTACTGTCTTTAAGGTATCTCGCGTAACTACTGATGAGAAGCCTTCCTCTTCGTCTCCAAAAGGCTGACCATAGTAATAGTCAAGGGCCTCTGCCTGTTGATCCGCAAGGTCTCCATTAGCCCATGAGTCAGAAGCGTTAAGCTCTCTGTTAACTAGTTCTGCTAACGATTCGTTTGTAATACCTTTATCCATTTATACATTACTCCAGTTCTTAATAGGAAGTGACCGATCACTGTAGTCAGTCCAGTTTTGTGTTTTACCTGCTACTGCATATTGAGCGCACATAACAGCATACCTAGTTGCTGACATGATGTCATCTTTCATTGGTACAATCTTTCCGTCTTTTCTGTGATACGATCTAAACTCTTGAAACCAGTCATGCAAATGTGAGAATACTTTAAACCTACCTGTCTCCATACGCTGTAACATCTCCATGATTGAAGGTTCAATAAAGTTGTTACCCTTACCTGTATCTCCAGAGGCTTTAGGATTACGCGCCCAGTCATGCAGCATGTTAACTCCTTGATCCCTGTATTGAGACGCTAAGCTCACACCGCTGCCCTTATCGCTCTGTAAGCCATCTTTAGGCCAAGCTATGGGTATCCATGCAGGTCGTTGCTTAATGGCCGCAGAATGGATTATAGCGGTCTCCTGACGGCTTGCATAGGTATCGTATATATAATAGGTGTCACTCTCTTCGTCTATAGCAATCCAAGTTACCGCAGTTGGGTGATCGTATCCAAAGTCTAATCCTGCAATACGTTTCCAGTGATCAGGTATCTCAAAGGGTTCAGTAATTAAAGAGTCCTCTGACACAGGGAACACAAGACCAGAACCAAATACAGGAATACCTTGACTTCTTAGCTTTCTCTCATGAGGCGGATACTGAGCTAAAAGCTGTTCCTTTGTATCTTCATCTAGGTGTGGCGCATCATCCCACGTAGCCTGTATTAACTTCTGTCCTTTCTTGATGTCATTCATAAACTGATTGACAACAGGAGTCATACCATCCTCTGGCGTGAACGTCATCATAACATAACCATTCGTGGCTACAGTACGAGTGATACACTGCGTATAGATGTTAGAGGGCGGCTGCTCATCTAGCCATACCCAGTCAACAGGGCGGCCATAGAACTTCTCCTCACCCATCTCATAAGACTTAAAGCCAATACGAGACCAGCCATCAGGCTTACCATTAACATCGTGATGCTGTACCATAACGCTGTCATAGGTATTACCTGTTGCTCCTCTTCGTCTTGTCTTCTCACCTATGTGAGTTAGAGGAACCATACCAGTACCGAAAGCCTCTTCACTCTCAGCTAGGCCGAACAGCTCTGTCTGTAGGATGTCTCTGGTTGTATCATTAGATACTCCCGATGCCCAGCAATAGATAGGCTTATCAAACTTGTTACCTTTCCACCAGTCAGGGTATAGACCTGTCAAGTGACACGCTGTGATATAAGCTCCACTAGTAGACTTACCAATCTGGTTAGCACACATCGCCAACACCTGATGAGCATCACTAGTGGAGTTAGCTAGTCCCTTCTGCCACTCGTACAGATTGAAGTTGTCCTTCTTGTTAAAGCGGACTCTATCTTTCTGTTCTCTTAACAGTTCTAGTAGCCTTACCTGCTGTTCCTTAGGTAGGCGAGCTATCTCTTCAGGAGCTAGTTGCATTCTTTCTTGCAGGCTTAACCTGCTTAGCTCGTGAGAGTTCTGCTTCAGATAGCGTTAACGCTGTAGTTAATCTAGCTATAAGCATTCTTTGTTCTTCGACTTCAGCCTGTAGTTGATCGAAGTTACGTCTGTTAAATTGTAGTAGCATGGACTCGCCTTAGGGTAGAGTTAGTGTATTTCTTCTGGAAGGACATCTATAGTCTTTGACTTACCTAAGATGGCCAGTAGTTCTTTCTGTAGTTCATCATCCTTAAGGTCTTTAGCATCCTTGTCCGTCAGCACCATCTCCATAGGCTTATCATAGCCAGCCCTATAAAGAATGTCTTGCTGTGCCTTTAACCGTATAGACTCTTGCTTAGCTGTCTGAGCTAACTCAATGATACCAGTTAGCGCCATAGGAACATGAGCACCTATGCGTTCTTTAACCATTGACTCAACTAAACGCCAGTTATCTCTGAGTCTTGACATA